TGACCGTCATAACATGCACCGTTTGGATTAGCTTTATGTTCGAATAGTAATTCACACATTTCTTTGTTGTTTAGGGCAACGGCATAATGAAGAGCCATCCAACCCTTTTCATCTCTTCCATTAATTTTTACAGAGCCATCTGCTAGTATGGCTTTTACTCCATAAATATCCTCCATTTGTACAGCCTGTTGAAGAGTTCTATTCATTTTTTTAATTATTTATACCTTTAATATTGCCGTTTTGTGCAAATGTATGAAGTTCGGACATATATAGCAATTACACAAAATATCAAAGTTCAATGTTTGAGGTTTTATAATAAATATTATCTTTTTCAGAAGTCCCTTGAACAAAAACAGGTTTTCTCAAAGCGTAAGTGTTAAAACGAGACATTAATTCATAAGCCCAAACTAAATCCAAAACTACGTTATTACATAAACCCGCCGATACGTATTCGAGAGCGGACTGAAGTGCTTTGATATTATGAAAAGAAACAGCATGGGTTGAGCCCATTCTTCCCAAGCGTACTAAATGGGGATATCCTTTTACTTCATGATAGACCTCTTCCCATATTCCTTCTGGATCTTTGCTTCCAAAAGATAATCCATAATAAAGAATATCACAATCTTTTGGAATAGGAAAGTCTTCCAGAGGTCTTATTTTATTAGCATCGCCCTCTAATACAAGGACAGGAAAAAGGTTACTGTTTTGACTATAGTCTTCTTTTATTTTAATTAAAGCCTTAAGCCAAGCTAAATTAGTCCCAGAGCCTTTAGAAACGCCGTATACTGGCGTTATGGTCTCGTGTTCAAGGGATAGCTCTTCTGTTATCTTATAAATTTTCATAAGATAAACTTACCTGTCGAAATATATCAACAGATACTAAAATCCAGATCCTGACGATCCGTCAGAACCATCCGAACCTCCTGAAGGAGCAGGGGTTGGAGTTGGCGTTGGTGCCGGAGTACCAGAAGAGCCATCACTACCATCTGAACCATCTGAAGGAGCAGGAGTCGGAGCCGGTGCTGGGGTTGGTGTCGGAGCACCAGAAGAACCGTTACTACCAGCTGATCCGTCAGAACCATCTGATCCGTCAGAACCATCTGAACCGTCTGAAGGAGCAGGAGTTCGTGTTGGGGTTGGTGCCGGAGCACCAGAGGAACCATTGCTACCAGCTGAACCGTTACTACCATCTGAACCGTACATGTAATTAGTTGTCATCGTTATTCTCTTGAATTGCCTAGAGTTTCCAACAAAACCGCACTTTGGGCATTGCCTTTCTCTGCTAAATAGTCTTTTAAACATATTAAACATAGCTTTTGTTTTTTATACAATTTTTTTTTATAAAAGACAAAATAAATTGATATAACTTTTTAGATGGCAAAAAAAATAATTGTTACGTGGCAGGCTTCTCACGAGGCAGTAGTTGGTTTGACTCTTGAGGAAGAGCTTGATATTGAACAGTTTGAAAAAGACTTAAATGAGAACTCTGACCCTTCTGAACCTAATGGGGCCTTGATTAAAATAGAGCAGATGACCAGAGAAGGAAAAGTTGATTTCCAAAACATGGCCAACGTTCTACTTAAAGATTTTAAAGTCAGAGAGCTCTAATTATTCTTATTGAGTATCTTCTAGCTTTCTAGGTGCTCTTCTGGGTACTTGAAGATTGTGAATCTTTTCTAACTTGAGTTCTATCTTGTCAAATCTGTCATGTATAACATCTATGGCGTGAGTTAAATCAGTTTTTGTAACATAGTTCTTAGGTAAATCAATTGCCAATTCAGTCATTCTTTTGGTCATATCATCATGCTTCTCCCATAAATCGTCTATACTATGATAGGCTCTCTTTACTATAAGTCCAACGAGGAAACCCCCGATAGCTAATATCGCTTCTATAACGTAGTGAATACTTTCCATACTTCTTGATCTTTCTTAATACACAAATTTATAAAGTGTGGTAACTTTTTCCTACTTCTCTTCTGGCAGTTTTGGGAGCTCTTTCATCTTCTCTCTTACTGCTCTTTGCCCCTCATATCCCGGCTCTCCGCCTTTATGCAGATAATGAAAACCTCCATTGAGAGGAAGCTTCTTTTCTATGACAAGTAATTTTAACCTGTCATTCGGAACTATCATTTTGGTCCCGCGATCTGTCATGTAGAAAATTGTCTTTAAAAATCCTACACGAACAATTCGAGCTTGCCTACCCGAAATATACAATACGTCATCGTTACAAAAATCTTTGCCAACACATATTAAAAGCCCTTCTGCAGCTTTATGTATCGCGTCTTTGAAAAGTATACCAAGGAAAGCTATAATTAGCAACCAACCATATGTACCTATTAATTGTTCTGCGGCCTTTTGTATTTCGGGATCTGCTAGTGAGTCGTTCATTCAGTATAGTTTATTACACATCTATTTCCCTAAAACCTGTGTAATATATTTTGTATGGAAGATCAAATCGCAAATGCCGGTCAAAACTTTATCGGCGAACACGGTTGGTTACTCGTTGCGGGAGCAGCGGGTTTAATTTTCAAAGAGACTATAACTAGCTTCGCAGCTGCCGTATCCATGTCTCTTTTCGGAGGAATAAAAACTGATGATGTCTATAGTATGGGTGGTAGAGCCTGCAGAGTAGTAAGAGTTGGAATAAGATCCACAACTTTCTATTTTGCAGACGCTAAAACCAGAGTAGATATACCAAATGAAGACATCAAGGGTTTAAGACTCGAAAAGAAGATAGCACCAATGGAAGACGAGAAAGCGTAAGCTAGTTATAGATCATGCCTAAAGTTAAATTTGACCAATTGGCTGAATCCCTAGAAGATTTGGATAACCCACAGGGCAGAGCTCTACAAAGAGAGCCCTTGAGACATAGAGAAAAGTTTCATATAGAGAACTTTGATTGGACTAACAAACAAAAAGAGTTTATTAAAATTGCTCTGAGTAAAGAGTCTAAAATACTTTTCGCCAAAGGCCCAGCAGGGTGCTCTAAAACCTTGCTAAGCGTGTATTGCGCTCTTCATTTACTTAGCGAAGGAAAGGTTTCCGAGATAGTATATATAAGATCTGCTGTAGAAAGTTCTGACTCCAGAATGGGGTTCCTTCCGGGAGATGCAGATCAGAAGCTTCATTTCTACAATTTGCCCTTCCTGCATAAGATGGAGGAGCTAATATGCCCTAACGTAATAAAGAAATTACAGAAAGATGAAAGAGTATCTACTTATCCTGTTAATTTTTGTAGAGGTATGAGTTGGAATTCTAAATGCCTAATATTTGATGAATGTCAGAATAGCTCTCTCAAGGAAATCGTAACAGTATTAACTAGATTAGGTATGGGTTCCAAATGCTTTGTTTTAGCTGACCCAACTCAGACAGATTTGAAAAATGGAGCTAGAGGGGGGTTTGAAAGAGTAGAAAGCTTATTCTTAGACAAAGAAAGCTCAGACTTCGGAATAAACACCTTTCGGTTCGACGAGAGTGATGTGGTTAGATCGGAGCTTGTAAGATTTTTAGTGACTAAGTTTAAAGACCTAACTACTATTTCTCTTTAATATGACCAACGAATTCTTTCGAGGGCTCTGTCGTTACTGTTTGCCTCCAGCCGTCTTTGTGTAGAATATTAGTTACACACCCGCAGAACCTTCTGACTTCTTTTTCGGGTATGTCCCAGAAAAACGCATGCATTATCTCTTCTACCATTACTGCCATCTCTCTCTTGGGTGTTAAATCTGGTGAAATATGTATTTTAGGACCTCTGTAGTCTGGTGGGTCACATAGTCCGTCAGCGTTATAACTGTAGTGGGGTTTCTTTTTTAAGATCTTGTATCTTACCCCGTTATTGTTTGTAAAAGTATAGTCAGCCATAATATTTATTATCTAAACTCGTTGATTAGTTGTAATAACTATTTACTTAGTTTTAAAAAGTTATGTCGAAATACAACAAAGTCACTTATTGTAAGAGTTGCGGCGCTTCAAATAGTTGGAGCCTTAGCAAGAAAGCGTCGCTTCTTGAAAAACCAAAATTCTGCAATTCTTGCGGTTGTAATCTAATTACAGGTAAAATAGCCGAGAAGAGAACAAAGGAGACTAAAAATACTGCGGAAGAGGACGAAGACGTCGCAATTCCTGATAATGTTCCTCCATTGGAGTTAGATATGGATGCTTCGTATTTTCCAAAAATGGATTCTCAATCTTTAGGAAACTTAGTTTCGCCAGCTTTTAAGGAAAACGAAGAAGAATTAACAGATGGCAGCTAAAAAGAAACCCAACGAAAAAGTTAAATTAAAATTTGAAGACTTTATCGACACTATAGACGAAGAGATATCCAAAAGGAAAAATAAGTGGACTCTCACCTCTATTGCTTGGATGGATTTCGAAGATATTTCTCAGATTCTTAAAATACATATATTCAAAAAATGGCATCTCTATGACCAAGATAAGCCTTTGTTGCCTTGGCTGAATAGAATCATATCCAATCAGCTTAAAAATTTAATAAGGAACAATTATAGTAATTACTGCAAGCCTTGTCTTAGGTGTGCTGCCGCAGAGCCAGATTCAAGCTGTTCGATATATGGATCTCAGGACGGGAGGTGCCCTCTGTATAAAAGATGGCTAACTAAGAAAAAGTCTGCTTATGATGTAAAGATGGCCTTACCTTTGGAAAATCATAGAAGCGAGATACAAGAAAGCTTAACTCACGCTTCTAGCATAGAAACTGGGATAGCTAAACTTCACCAAAAACTTAAAGAGACCCTCAAACCAAACGAATGGATAGTATATGAAAGTTTTTACATACAAAATAAAAGCGAGGTGGAAATAGCTAAACAGCTAAACTTCAAAACTACCGAGAAGAACAGAACTCCCGGATATAAACAGATAAAAAATATACAAAAATCTATCCTGAATAAAGCTAAGAGAATATTAGAAAGGAATGAGTTAGATTGGTTATGAACGAAGATAATTTAGTTTTAAGCCCAGAGCAGAAATTTGCTTTAGTTTCGATTAAAGACAGATTTCTCGCTGGAGATAAAGTAGACATATCCTTAATGCATTTAATACAAGATGTAGCAGGTTTTAAGGGCAGGGACGGCAGGAGTAAAGAGGGCAGGGCTGTCAAAGCTTTCTTAAGCGAGATAGATCTGAACGCTGTTCCTGCTAGCGAGTATCAGAAAGTCGACAAACCAGAACTCCTAGAAGAACATAAAGAGTTTATTCGTAACAACAAAGGGACAATGAAGTACGTGGAGATGTCCCGTATATTATTTGGTAACGAAAAGCTAACTAGCTTAAGTGCTGAGACTAGAATGGTCACAGAATACTGCAAGAGTTTGGACGGAGAAAGCTTTGAGGCCCCCGAAGCGGAGCAGGGAAGATACGAGTATAAAGCCCCCAAACACCCAGATAGAGTTCTGAGTAGGGTCAATAGATTCATTCTCGATAGCGGAATAGACAAGGACAAAGTCACCCCTAGACAAAAAAAAGACATAGAAAAACTAATGGGCTATTTACATACCTTTAGATTTGTCCATCAAATGAGTAATTATAATAACGAAACAGAAAGAGAGCTTTTTGAGTCTTCGTTTGTTAGGTACACCTACAATAAACCCGACTTAACCCAAGAAGAAGTCGATCAGTACATTGTTCTCTCTGGTGAAGTGGTTATAGCATCTAATATTCAAAGAAGAGTTGGGAGACTTCAAAATCTTTTAGATGAAACCGCTTCAGATAATGAAGGTAGGAGAATTTCTATGAGTTTAGTCGAAGCTATTAGCACCGCTCAGAACGAATATAATTCGTGCGTCAATAGGCAACATAAACTATTAAATGACCTTAAACAAAAGAGGAGTGACAGGCTAAGCAAGCAAGTTCATGACAATGCAAGTATCCTAAACTTAGTTGAGACTTGGAAGGATGATGAGAGTCGAAAAGAGTTAATAAAAATGGCAGAGCTGAGAAAGAAGACAATTAAGGACGAGATAAATAAGTTATCCACTATGGATGAAGTTAAAGCAAGGATATTTGGTATTTCAACAGAGGAGGCTATAAATGGTTAAATGCAAAGTTGACGGAGAGGAGTTTGCGACAGAAAAAGAGCTGCATATGCATCTACGTAAACACAAGCTCAGAATGGCTGAATATTATCAAAAGTATTATCCACGTAGAGACTTACTGACTGAGGACTTGATTAAGTTTAAAAATAAGAGTCATTATTTTTCTAATCATTTCAACTCTAGAGTCAATATGCGTAAGTGGTTAGAGCAAGCTCCCCAAGAGGAGGCAAAAGAATTCTGCATAAAGCTTTTAAAAGAGAGAATAGAGAGAAGGGGAATAAAGTATTGCCCGACTCAGGTCGAAATGAGGACCTCGATGATGCCTCCTATATTTTACTATCAACAGCTTTTTGGTAACTTTTATGACGCTTGCAAAGATGTTGGTCTAACTCCTAGATTTACTAAATTTGCGACTGAATTTATAGAAGAAAATATAGAAGAAGGCTACGAGATAATTGTTGACACTAGAGAACAGAAACCTCTTAACATAAATTACGAGACAAGAAGAGAGGGTTTAAAATTTGCTGACTATTGGCTCGATAAAGAAGACAATAAGTGCTACGTAGAAAGAAAAGAGACTAAAGATTTCATAGGGACTTTTACAGGAGGCTGCGAAAGATTTTCTAGAGAGTTAGAGAGAGCCAAAGAGAAGGACGCATATGTTGTAGTAGTTGTCGAAAACTCTTTAGATAATATGATGAAGTTCAACTACCTAAAGTATGTGACAAAAAAAGTGCAGGTAACGCCTGAATTTGTAATGAGAAACGTTAGAGATATAATTCAGAAGCATGATAACGTCCAGTTCCTTTTCGCCAAAGGCAGGACAGAAGCTACAAGACTAACAAGAAAGCTATTCTTTTGTGGGACAAACTACAAGGACATAGATCTGCAGCTAGCTTATGATTTAAAAATTTTGTGACATGTGGTCAAGTCCGGAGAAATACGAGATAGAAATCGAAGATGTAAACGCTAGATTAGCTAAGCTAGAAGGCTTCCTCGATGATAAAAAAGCAAGAATTACTTTAGCGCAGTTTCTAAGAAGTAACTTGTACTTTACAACATATCTACTGACTGGTATTAAGCTAGCTCCATACCAAGAAATAACGTTAAGAGGGTTGTTTAATAGGAACTTTAGCATGTGCGTGTGGGGTCGTGGTTGCGGTAAGTCTTTCATAGCTTCTATATACTGTTTCCTTCAATGCATTTTTGAACCCAATACAAAAATACTCATAGCTGGCCCGACTTTCCGTACAGCAAGGTTCATTTTCAACAATATAGAAAAGATAGCAGAGACAAAGGAGGCTGCTCTGCTAGCTCAAGCCTTCGGAGCTAAAACAAAAAGAAATGACCAGTACGAATGGAAAATAAATGGCGGTACTATAACGGCCATCCCCTTAAGTGGCGAAAAGATTCGTGGTTTTCGTGCTAACGTACTTGTGCTTGACGAGTTTATGCTTTTGCCAGAGGACATAATTAAAAATGTTTTAATGCCCTTCTTGGTCGCCCCCCAAGACATGACAAGAAGAATGCAGGTCAAGGAAATAGAGGACGAATTAATACAACAAGGAGCAATCGAAGAAAAGGACAGAACTAAGTTTGAGAACACCTCCAAGATGATAGCCCTATCTTCTGCAAGCTACACTTTCGAAAATTTATACAAGACATACCAAGAATGGGTAGGTAAAATAGAAACTAAAGAAGACGAGCAAGAAGCCAAATACTTCGTTTCTCAATTAGGCTACGAGGCCCTGCCTGAGGAAATGATAGACAGGACCATTATTGATGAAGCCTCAGAAGGAGGAGCCTCTCACTACTCTTTTCAACGAGAGTATTGCGCTCAGTTTACAGATGGTAGCGACAGTTACTTTAGCGCTAAGAAGATGGACCTATGCACCTTAACGGGCGATGAAGAGCCTTCTACTTTAATGGTTGGTAGATCTGGCAAGCGTTATGTTCTAGGTGTTGACCCTAATATGAGCGATAGTCCTTCGGCTGACTACTTTGCTATGGCTGTAATGGAAATAGATGACAGTACGGGTCGGGGAATTTTAGTCCATAGTTATGCGGGTTTGGGTAGCTTAAACAATCATGTAAAATATTTAGCTTATATACTTCAAGCTTTTAATATTGTTTTTATATGTCTTGATAATGCTGGCTCTGATACTTTTTTAGATAGCTGCAATGAGTCTCAATTTTTTAAAGACGCTAGAGTAAACTTAAAAACGATTCCTTTAAATTCGGATGCAGAGGGACTAGATTATCAAAAATCCTTAAAGCAAGCAAAGATAAAATATAATTTAGAGAATAATCAAATTTGCTTTAATCAAGTTTTTACAACTACCTTTATTCGTCGGGCTAACGAGCATCTCCAAGCTTGTATAGATTATAAGAAAATTTGGTTTGCCTCGAGAACAGCTTCTAACGAAACCTTTTTTAATAGAACAAGCACTCTTAGGCTTCCTTACCCTAAAAAAATAATTTTTACTGGAGACAGGAAAGATTGGACTATGCTTGATTTTATAGAGCATCAAGACGACATGATTTACCAAACAAAAAAACAATGCAGCTTGGTGGAGCACAAAACAACTTCTAGGGGATCACAGAATTTTGACCTGCCTCAGCACCTTAAGAGGTCAAACTCCCCTAATAAAGCAAGAAAAGATAATTATTCAGCATTAATGTTGGCGAATTGGGGCCTTAAGCTATATAACGATATAACTAGAGCGGAAGTCAATAATAATAAGGAGACTTTCGAGCCTGTTATGCTTTTTTAAGTGTAACTAACATCAAATAAGCTGTTATGCCGTCAAAATTAACAACCGGACAAATAGATTCTGATACTTTTATTCAGTTCATTCATAAAAAGGTTTCAGGATCTGCTACCAACACAAGCGGATTTTACGCTTACAGCAATCCTCTGGGTTTTTTAGAGACAGACAGCTTCACCGGACATAGCGGAGTATTATCTGGGCAGACGACTACTCAAGTGACTGCGGTTAGTGGGGCTTTGGACAATAGTGGGTCATTGCTTTTCAACAAGGCGGAAAGTGTGTCGGGTCATGCCGAGTCCTTCACTTCCGGCGCAAGCGGTGCGCTGCAAAATACTATAGTTGTCTGCTCGGGGCAATTCTCTTCAACTAGTGGAGAGTTCTTGAAGTCTGGTAGTTTTTACCATACAGGTTCGGGAGACTTTTCGGTTTCTGCAGCATCGGGAGCCTTAGCCTTTTCTTCTGGTCATAATGATACGCAGGGGCTTTTTCTTGCGACAGGAAACACAGCAAATAAGGATGGTTGGGTTAAAATAGTAGATAAGCCAGAAATGACAGGTTTCGTTGCTGCTTCTAGCGGAGATTTAAAAACTAGCTTAAATACTACCGGAACAAATCTGAATACGTCTATATCTAACATCTTAACTGATACTTCTACAAATTTCTCAGCAGCTAAAACCTTCAGTGCAGGTATAAAGACTAATAAGATAGAACTAAGTGGAGACGGAGTGACACTTAGGGTTAATGCGAATAACTCTCTTACGTTTGATGACGTAAGTGGTTCGTTACTCACTATGTCTCCGGGATATGGATCAGACTCTCCTGTCTTTTCTGTAACTGATAAAGCCGGTCTGCCTCTTATAGATGTTTACGATGACGATAGGCTGAACTTTGGCCCTTATGGCACGAACCCACTAAATGTTAGTGGGGAGCGTGTATACTTTGGAAATTATAAGTCTTACATAAGCGGAAGCACGATATCTCTTAGTGGTGACCCATTAACGGTAAATGATGTATTTACAGTCAGTGGTCTATCTGGTGGGTACGTATTCTTGAATAATTTACCCGAATGGCCCAATATAGGTGGGCTAAATAGTGGTGCGCTTTTCAGAAGCGGTAACCCGGGAGTAGGTCCCGGAATATTATGCGTTGTTTAAAAAATGACAAAGAAAACAAATAACAAGAAAGAGGAAGTCACACCAATGATGACGAGCTTTGCCGCTTCGCCATATACAACCGTCGATCAGTCAAGTAGGACGCGCAGGAATGTTGGAGGCCAGATAAATAGGACAAATAGGTATGAGAATATCGAGAACGGTTTAGTTCCCTACAAGTTTTCTAAAGGCGTCCAGAATAAAAGTTCTTTGGATGTGAGTGACGTCGTTGTCCTTTGTCAAAAAGCTTATTATAATTTTTCAGTTTTTAGAAATGTCATTGATTTGATGACGGAGTTCTCCGCTACAAAAGTCTATTTCACTGGTGGTAGTAAAAAGTCAAGAGATTTTCTCGAAGCATTGTTTAGGAAAATAGATCTCCAAAGTTTTTTGGATAAGTTCTTCAGAGAATATTATCGTTCCGGGAATGTTTTTGTTCATAGGTTTGATACAAAGATACAGCCAGACGATTTAAAAAAGATCACCCAGACTTATGGCGCTAACTACCTGAAGCTTACCGAGGAAGAAAACACCTTACCTTCTAGGTATATAATTTTAAACCCTGCTGATATACAAATGGGGGGGAATATATCCTTTAGCTCTGGGGTATACTATAAAGTTTTAAGTGACTACGAACTAGAGAGACTGAAGAATCCAAAGACTGAAGAAGACAAGCAAGTTTATGAGTCATTAGACCCAGAGGCCAAGAAAGCTTTAAAAGGGAGAAACGTTGGAGTACTTAGTATACGGCTAGACCCCGATAAGTGTAGTCCAGTTTTTTACAAAAAGCAAGACTACGAACCATTCGCTGTGCCTATGGGCTTTCCAGTTTTGGAAGATATAAATTGGAAGTCCGAGATGAAGAAGATGGATATGGCTATAACCCGGACAACTAACCAAGCTATCTTGCTTATCACAATGGGTTCAGAGTTGAAAGACGGAAGTCTCAACGTTAACCAAAGAAGCATCGAGACAATGCAAAAACTTTTCGAAAATCAATCAGTTGGAAAGGTTTTAGTATCAGACTACACAACTGAAGCAAAATTTGTTATTCCTGACATTGCTGGGATTCTTGATCCTAAAAAATACAATGTTGTTAATACTGATATACAAATGGGGCTGAATAATATTTTAGTTGGAGAAGATAAGTTTGCTAATACAAGTATTAAGATTCAAGTATTTATAGAAAGACTTAAGCAGGGTAGAGATGCATTTATTAATCAATTTTTATCCCCAGAGATTAAAAGAATTTGTAAGTCGCTAGGCTTTAAAAATTATCCTCAACCTCACTTTCAAGAGATTGAACTAAAAGATAAGACTACTTGGAATAGGGTTGTCGCTCAGCTTCTGCAATATGGAGTTTTGACTGCAGAAGAAGGCCTTCAGGCTATCGACACGGGACGTCTACCAGAACCAACAGAATCTATAGAGTCCCAAAAGAGATTCAAGGACTTAAAAGAGGAAGGTTATTATGCTCCACTCATAGGTGGGGGCCAAGAAGAAGGTCGGCCTGAGGGAAGTAAATCCCCGCAAACAACGAAAAAGGTTACCCCTGTTGGAGAAAACACGAGCGGTTCTCAAAAGTTTAGTGTTGAAAAGATTAAGCAGAATTTGTCTTTAGCTGAGAAGCTTGAGACAGAAGTGCAAGAGCATTTAAAATTGAAATACGAAAACAAAAGAGTTACTAATAAAATTAGAAGCCTTGCGAATGAAGTATGCAAGGTGGTCATGGCTAACGAACCGGCAGAAAAATGGTTGGATAAAAGCAAGAAGTATGTAGATAACCCAACAGACACTAATTTTAAAAAAGTTAAGGAAATACAGAGTATAGCTTATGAGCATCAAGTAGATGATTACTTAGCAAGCTTACTCTATGAAAGCAAAATTTAATAAAAATGAGCGAACAAGACAATATACAAGACGTTAATCAGTACATGGGAGCAGATACAATAGATATAATTGTACCGGATATTCCCCTACCCCCAGAACCTGAAGAAAAAGCAGAAGAAATAGAAGATAAGGTTGATGGAGCTTTTAAATTTGCTTTTATAGGGGCTGGTCAAGGTGGATCCAGAATAGCAGAAACTTTTCACAAATTAGGCTATAGGAAAATAGGTATTCTCAATACGGCTGAGCAAGATATGAACAGTATCAATGTGGAAAACAAGCTTTGCATAGGTACTGGAGGAGCTGGTAAAGATAGAGCCGTAGCTCAAAAATGTTTTAACGAAAGAAGAGACGATGTTTTAGATTTTATGCGTCGGTCTTTCGGCGATGATGTAGACAGAGTGTTTATTTGTGCTGGAGCCGGAGGAGGCTCGGGAGCGGGTACTTTAGTTCCTCTGGTTGAAACCTGTAGGGAGCTTCATGAGTCCATTGGTGCAGATAGTAAGAAGGTTGGCGTTATTCTGGCTCTGCCAAAATATTCAGAAGGTAGGAGGGTTAATGCTAACGCATATGAGACGCTCAAGGATGCGTGTGACTTGGTCAAGAAAGGGATGGTCTCTCCTTTGGTGATTATAGATAACGAAAAAACTAGCAAGACATACTCTAATGTGTCTGTAGCTAACTTTTGGCAGACAGCTAACATGAGTATGGCTGGAGTTTTTCACTTATTCAATATGACAGCCTCGAAAGACAGTTCGTATTCATCTTTCGATTCTAGTGACTATAAAGGTGTGCTTGATTCTGGTATCGTAGTTTTTGGAGCTACTCCGGTCTCGGATTGGAAAGACCCAATAAACATCTCCAGAGCAGTGAGGGGTATTGCTCAAAGCGGTAGTATGTCGGGAGGTATAGATATAGCTACCGCTAATACAGCGGGAGCTATTTTGATTGGAGGGAAAGAGGTTTTAGATAACATCCCCCAATCTAATCTCGATCAAGCTTTCGATCAGTTTACTAGGATCCTCAGTTCGGGGAGTACAGTACACAGGGGTATATATAGCGGTGACAAAGAGACCCTTACCGTTTTCACCATCATTGGTGGAATATCTACCCCTAAGGAGAAGTTAGACGAGCTAATGAAGCTAGGAGATTTAGAGGAAACCCCTTAAAGAAAATATTTCTAAAAGTGGAAAAAACAATGTAATTGAATGTATATAATAGGAGAAATTTAGAATGGCAAATACAGACACAGCTTTTATTTTAAGCAAACACGGCAGCCCGATCACTCAACTCACTAGTGGTGCCGGGGCTGGTAAAATTAAATTTATTAAGAACGGGACAACCCCCGGTAGCAACGATGTACCAACGAGCGCCTCAGCTATAACAGCGGCCAAAGTAGGCGTCACCGGTATCGTAATTCCTCTTCACGGAGCGAGTATAACGGATTTCCCTGCTCATGACTCTACGATGAGTCATACAGCTACCAATGTTTTGGGTGATCCTGCAGAAGGCAATTACGCTTTGACTTCTGGCGACTTGTTCGTAGGAAACGGAAGCGCTGTAAAAAATGGTGGCGCACAAAAATTTGTTAACGCTGTCCTTGACTCAGCCTACAGGGGCTACACTTCTGGTGTTGCTCAATCTAGTGGGCTCAGCAGCATGACAGTTACAAGGGGAGACCTAAGTCTCTCAAATACTGCCGTCAACGACGGCACGGGAGTTATTAATACTTACAGCAGAAGCTATACTGTTAACTTTAAATACTTCCAGTCTGGGACTATTAATTCCTCCGGTTCTCTTGATCCGGCTAAGCCAGATATCGCAGATGATAATTCGGACGGTGCTCCGTTCTAATTCTAGAAGCTGTTTTTTCCTATTTGAAACCCCCCGTGTTTATGGGGGGTTTTTTTATTTTTTTTATAAGTTTTTTAAAAATAAGTGTATAAACTTTTAGGCAACTTGATGCAATTTAATTTTAAGATGAAATCTTTAGATATAGACTATGCCATAGGAGCAAAGCCAACACTGACTTCCAGCATAAGCA